TCACCATATACTCCAAGAGCATCGGAGACGGGGACGCCAACTCCTGCCTTACCAGAGAACTGGGTGTCAGTATCTTCTCCATCAACAGCAACGATTGCGGGACCAGCCTGAACATAGTAGGAAGCAGTTCCTGCTTCTCCTTCAAAACCTACGTGCAGGTCTGTGGTAGCAGCGGTGTAATCATCACCAACCCAACCAGCATTAGTTTCGATGTTGACATAGGGTCCAGCAAAGGCAGCGCCTGCGGACACAGAAAGAGCAGCAGTTGCTGCGAATACGGATTTGAACATTTTTTGTTTACCTTTTTGTCTCGTAGAGATTAACCTACGGATGTTAAGAGACTCGACTTGTCTCTGATTTTATCATTTAAAACCTTGCTCAAGTTTGCGGAGATTCGGTTCTATTACTTAGTGTTAAGATAACCCCTAACACAAGTATATTTATAATATAGCAGACCCTATAGGATCTGTCAAGTCCCCTCAGCATATGTTGGAGGACTCTCCTGTTTTGGTGATGGTTCCACTACCCTGCCAAGATATGGATCAAAATCCATCAGCTGATCAACAGTCATCTGGCATCCTTGTTGCTGCCAGTAGTTTAACTGAGAGTCATAATTGCCCTTATGGAAGACATCAATATGTTCAGGGTGAATACTAGAACCTAATTCAATACGATAAAGCAAAAGAGGAATAGAATAAGCATTGCCTGAGTTATAGAGGAGATCATCAGCAACAGGACGTGGTCTGACTCCATTATCAAGTTTGTACTTATCTCCCTTGCAATGAAGATCAATCATCTTCTTAGCATGATGTCTTGTAATAAGGTAACAAGCAGTAGAAAACTCATTCACAAATCTTTTATGAATCCTTACATGAAGATCACCAGTACATATGATAGCAATCTGAACTACATCCCAATCATATGGAATTTTGCAGAACCAGTCCTTCCAAGTAAAGTTCCAGAAGCGAACTAAGTCTAGATTGCAATCATCTTCCATTATGATTGCATATGGAGATTCACTATTGTAATAGAAATCCTTAATTGCTTTGAGGTGAGAGGTAGTACAACCAATCTCACCAGAACTCATAAGGTCTGGATACCTACCTTTAAGTATATCTCCAAGGTCATCTTCTCTGCCATCATAAGCAGAGATTCTCTTGTAGTTTTCAATCTCCCAATACTTAAACTGATCCTTCATGTACTCCCATCTCTCAGGTTGTCCATCAAGATTGATACAATAGATAGGACCAATTCCTTTCAACTTGTATACTGATTTGTTTTTATCTCTATCCATGAATCACTTTTTCAATGTTTGGCAGGAAGTATTCACTTAGCATTCTAGACCATTCAAACTGTTTTGCATAGTCCAGAATCTCATCTCTATTGTTTACTGAGTATTCTCTGTTCTCAATAATCCTTTGTTCCACATATTCTAGATTATCAATCTTATTTTCTGGAATAACTGTGATGAACTTCTTGGTGGTATCTAGGTTGGCAGTAGCCCATTCACTAATAACCACTCCTAGACCAGCAGCAAATGCTTCAGGACAGACTAGAGGGTGGGCTTCACCATCAGATAGGAGGACAAGGTTACCATAGGAACTTAGCATCCTGTGTAGTTTATCCTTATCCCACTCTCCCAAGTAGTTCTTTGCCTTATCAAATCTATTATCAGCAATGTTACCAGCATACCAGAGAGAATCAATACTTTGAAACAAATGTTGTCTCTTTCTAGAATCTACTTTAGCAAGGTAGATGGATCTATCCCTGTTATTTGGTTCATGTGTTACCTTAAACTTACTTAAATTTACACCATTGGGATTTAGAAACAATCTATCCCTAGGAATACCAGCAAGATTGTGGTAGACATCATTAATTCCCTCAGATAATCCAAAGACATTAGGTTTGATTCTAGTAAACTCATCAAATACTCTCTGTTTATATCCACCCATCATTTGAGGACGTTCAATATAAGCAAAGTGAGTGGTTACAGCACAGGGATACTGAATGTATGGATATAATGGAACCCAATCATCATAATTGATATGAACAAAGTCAGGACGAAACTCATTGATCATCTGAATGATCTGTCTAGGGTCTCCCACATTGATAATCTGAGCACTATGACCTAACTGTCCTAGTGCAACCTTCATGTCCCATATTAGGGATTCAACAGCACCCCATCCCTTAGGTGGGATGGCAGTGTTAGGTCCAATAATACTGATATTCATTTGATAATGCTTTCTACATTTTTCACATACTTGTCAATCAAAGTAGTCAATGAGAATGTTTTCATCCCATACTCTCTAATATCTTCTCTGTTGGTGCATGAATATTCTCTATTCTCTTTGATCTTTTGATTGATATAATCAAAGTCATTCAGATACTCATCAGGGATCACAGTAATGAACTCTTTGTCTACATCAAGTTCAGCAGCGCTATGACGTGAAATCACTACACCAAGTCCAACTACCAATGCTTCTTTGATAGCAAGAGATGTTCCATTCTCACCATCAGAGAGTAGAACCATATTAGCATACTTGGTCAGATCTCCACATAGTTGATCTCTTCCCCACTCACCTTTGTAACTATCTCTATTCTTATCAAACAGGGTTCCAGGTTCAAACTTTCCTACAAAGTCAACACCAATCAAATCTTGATATGTGTCTTGTTTCTTTCTAGCAGAGATCTTACCCAAATAGATTGACCTATCAGTGTAAGTAGACTCTTTATCATATGTGAACTCAGGATCATTGGTTCCTTCCATCAACCAGAAGAGTCTATCCTCTTCCCATTCATGCTTTTTATACCACTCAACATCCTTAGGTGATACAGCAAAGTTATAATATTTTTCCCTATTCTGAATCATCCAGTCAGCAACTCTCCAATATCCATCCTTTTTGTGCCAGTCAGGTTGGTCAATATACGGATAGTGGCTGCTGAATAGGATAGGACACTTCACCTTCCCATAAAGAAAGTCTATCACAGGATAGAACATATCATAGTGAATATGAATTACATCATAGTCACCTTCAAGACATTCCTTAGCAATCTCATTCATATCAGGAACATTGATAATATCACCTTCATGACCCATTTCACCTAATACACATGCCCTGTCCCACATCTGTCTTTCCAGAGCGCCCCAACCATCAGGTGGAATAGGCATTATGCCTGGTCCAACTAAACAGATCTTCATTTCAAATTTCTCCAATAATCAAGAGTATCATTAATAGTTTCTTCTAGTGAGATCTTAGGTTCCCATCCTAGAAGTTCTTTTGCCTTATTTATATTTCCCCAGATAATTGGTTCATCAGTAGGTCTGAATAGACTTTCATCCTGATGGATATCTCTATCTCCTACAATCTTACGAATGATTTCAGAGACAGCATATGTATTTGTTGCACCTAGATTTATAGTAGTATTCTTAATTCCTTCACATAAAATTAATCCCTCAACAAGATCTCTAACATCTACAATAGACCTAATTGCATTAAGGTTACCAACAGGAATAGATTCCTCACTAGTCACAACTCTTTTGCAGACATCAGAAATAAGATCAGCAGTCTTCCTAGGACCAGTACAGTTGAAAATGCGAACATTCACATAGTCAATACACCCCATCTCATAGTAATTCCTAACTAAATGTTCCTGAGCCAACTTACTTGTTCCGTATGGAGACAAGGGTTTAGTAGCAGACTCTTCATCAGGTGGGACAGACCAATCAATATCACCATACACTGCAGATGAAGATGCATTAATAATAAGAGGTCTATGTTTTAAGACTCTACATGCTTCTAATAGATGTTGAGTTCCAATGATATTTGTTTTGAGTGTATGTTTTACAAACTTGAATGAAACATCTGGTCTGCTCTGCGCAGCAAGATGAAAAATGACATCAGGTTTGAATAATTCAATAGACCTGAGTGTGCTTGAAAAAGAAGTAAGATCTAGTTGGACTTGATCATCCAACTCTTCCATATACTTATCTCTATCATCAATAGTTGGTTGGTGATATGTTGCTAGTACATCACATCCTTTCTGTTTCAAACACTCATGCAAATGAGTGCCCATCATTCCAGCAGCACCTGTAATTAGGTATTGAACCATGACTTAAATTTCTCCAATCTTTCTGGGGTTCCTATGTCGAACTTTTTAGAATGTATGACCTCATAGGAAAGGTCTATATTGGGTAGTATATCATACTCTATGCTGATAGGGAAACCAAAAGGTAGATTTAAATCTTTCTTATAGAACTTGTAGATACCAACATTGACTAATTTATTTTTTCCCACTGCTTCTTGATTCTTTTCTACAAACTTTTTAACTTTACCATCCTTTCCCTCAACATATCCCTCATCACCCATAATTGTTTCTTCACTTACAAAAATGGTAGTTGAATTAACATCCACATTGATGTCATCAGCAAAGAATGTATCACCATTCATGACGTAAAAGGATTCTGGTAGATCAACTTTCTTTAGCCAACCACCAGTTCCTGTGAGATATCCCTCATTGAAGACTTTGCAATTGAATCCTTTATACCATTCAGCATTTAGTTCTGAGCATACCAAAGTAATATCAAAACCTGATAGATTTTCTATGACTCTTTGTAAGAATCTCTTTCCATGGATATCTACAAGAGGTTTGGGAGTATCTCCTGTGATTGTTTTGAGTCTAGTTCCTCTCCCTCCAACAAGAATATAAAGTTTAATCCCCTTTGATAACTCTGTAACTATCATCTTCAAAATGTTGTGTAGAAAATTCAAACAATTCAGTATCCTCAATTGCTTTCATCTGGTGTCTCATACCAACAGGAACATGAAATTTCTCACCTTCATATAGAATTATGGTTCCTGCTGTATCGATATCATCTGTATATCCATAAGTAATAAAAATTTTACCACTCTGGACATAGAAAACTTCATCTTTGATCTTATGATAGTGATAAGAACACTTCAATCCTTTCTGAAAGAATAACAGTTTGCCACAGTATTCTTTTTTATTGACTATCCATTTCTCATATCCCCATCCCTTTTGATGGATTTCTATTGCCTCCATACATCTACTCCATGTTTTACAAACTTAAATGGAACAATCCTACCTTTCTCTCTTTTCTTTAATGCTGATATCAATTTGTGTCTATTCTCAAATTCAGTAAAGAGGACCATATGCCCTCCACCACCAGCACCAGAAATCTTGGCAGCAGTTGCTCCATTAAGCATAGCATATTCATAAGTATCTATTAGAGCAGGAGAACCCACTTTACTGCTAGTCTGCAATTTCAATTTCCAATACTCATTCATGAGTTCTGACAACTTCTCTACATCACCAACTAGAAGACTTCTCTTGAACTCTATACACGCTTCTTTAATTTTGTGAGTAACCTCAATAGTTTTTTCATTTTTATCTAGATTATCAGAAGTTGCTTCAATGATCCTAGCATCAGTTCTAGGTGATCCCACATAATATAGAACAGTATTCATTTCCAACATGTTCTGTGTCTTGTGATTCAATCTTAGAGGATTCACAATAGTTCTGCCATCCTGTAAGAACTCAATATAGTTGAACCCACCAAATGCTGCTGAGTATTGGTCTTGCTTACCACCAGGCAAGTCACATATCTCTCTTTCAATCTTCAATGCAGTAGATGCTATTTGATATTCATCATAAGGAATACCATAGTACTCACTGATAGCACTCACTAGTGCTACTACAAGGGCACTAGAACTACCAAGACCACTGCCAGGAGGTGCCTCAACATAGGTTGTAATCTTTATAGGTTCTCTGTCTATATTGGAGGTTAGATACTGATATGCATTGATAAGAAGACTCAACTTAGAGTCAGTATACTCTCCTCTCATAAAACTATCTGAGTATACATCATAGTTTTCACACACTCCTAGGTCAATACTATTGAACACCCAATGTTTGTCCCTACAATCACAGATGTATGGTTCTATCTTACAATAAGCATACTGATCTATGGTGCCACTCAGTACTACTCCACCATAGTTATTCCAATAGGGGCTGAGATCTGTTCCTCCACCAGCAAGACCAAGACGAAGGGGTGCTTTTGCAAATACAGTCATACTACTCTTTGATATAACAGACTTTTTCTAACTCTTTAACCACATTTGGTTCTAGACCTCTTGTAATATCACTGGTATAGAACTCCTTGATATCATTATGAAACAAGAAAACTTTCTCAAACTCAACATCATCAGGGTTCTTACCATAGAAGTTTCCATTCTCAAATTTGAGAGGCATCTGATTATGATTAGAACTATGATTCATAGATCCATTAGCAAACTTATAGTTGCCTTCCTTATACAAGGATAGAGCCAACAATAGTTCATCAGTTATACCCTCAGGACACTGACCACCTACAAAGATAGCATCAAACATCTCAGAAAATGTCTTGAAGATGTCATCATGAACTCCCTTCTTAAACAAAAACACACCTGATGCAATGTATCTCTGATATGCATTGCTCTCATTAAGATAATCTTTGATAGATGGAGTGTATACTCTTACCTTATTAAAGTAATCTTTAACATCATTCAACCACCAGTGTGCGCAGATAAGAAACTTATCTTCAGAATATTCAATGAGTTCATCTATTCTATCATTTACAATCACTGTATCAGTATCCATATAGATGCAGTAATCAGTTTCAAGAAACTCATAAAGATGATATCTCATCTTCCAGATGTGTGGTTTGAACCACTCATCACCTTTTCCTTCTTGGACAGGATAGTGAATGATTCTCACATTCTCTTGTTCATCAGAGTCACTGAGTCTGCCATCAGCATCCAGAATGAGAATCTCATGGTCCTGTTTGATCCTTTCCAAGGATCTCAAAGACCTTAATAAATTCTCATAATGCTTATCTGACCCACCAACAATATAACCAAATGTTATTTTAGACATTACTCAGGTTTGATATAGGACCAACTCTTATATGAAGCTTCTGAAGTCATCCAGATATCCTGAACAACGTCTGCAAAGTATTCTTCCAGAGCACCTTCAACATCAAAGAATTCATATGCTTCATTGTTGGGTTCACAGAAACAATCATGTCCTGAAATGATACCACCCTTCTTAAGTTTAGGATACCATGCAGTAATATCACTCAACACTGCTTCCTTAGTATGATCTGCATCAATATAGATCCAATCAAAGTATTCATCTTCAAACTCTGCTGCTCTCTCCACAGAAGCACCCTGGCATAATGTAACCTTAGGATTACTACCATATCTTTCAATGACACGTTTGTGTCCACGCTCCACCTGTCCATCACGATTACGAAAGTAATCATCATTACCATCTGTTGACCAGAGATCAACACAATAGAACTCAGAAGTTACAGATTCGAGTTGAGGATAGTAGATATCAAGATAACCACCATACTCTACACCAATTTCAACAACCTTAAGATCAGTCCTACCATCAGTAGCAAGACTATCTTTGATTACTGTAGGTAGATGTTCACGTTGAAATTCAAAATGTTTGTAGCGAGGATCAATCTTAAATCCAAATGGGTTGTTCATTTTTTTCTCCTAGATCAGTTTCAATAAACCTTGTGCACGATTGACAAATGTATGTTCTTTACGAATCACATTCATCTGATGTTGAATCCTATCAATATCATTCTTATGTTCCAAACCAAGTTGGAATAGTTCTGGGATGCTCTCAGAATATAGAACAGAATCATCAATAAATTCTTGACTAATCTTTGAGTTTGTCATACCAAGTTGACCAAAACTAATTGCTTTCATCAACCTACATCCAATGTATCCCCATTTCTTATGAGTCCTGTTTCTAAAATCAGGACACATAAAAGATTGTTGTGTGAGTTTTACATTATCCTCCTCACTTAAAGGATTTTGCCATGGGTCATTGACAGCAGTCTTCACTCCTATTTTAGCACAACATTCTGCAAATTGCTGAATGTATTCTGCATTGGCAAACCTACCACTACTAGAAATACTTCCTAGAAAGTTATAAGTATCAGACCTTTCAATCTTTGCCCATTCAAGATCAATCTCATCTGGTAAGAGATTAGTAGCCCAAGCCATATAGATGATCTCATAGTCTCCAGAATTCCTTTCATGGAGCACACCCTTATCTAGCACATCACAATTGGACCTATCCAGAACAAAACTATAATTGTCTGAATCCATCTTATCCATCAGATACCTGACGTCAATAAGTTTCTTGACTTTGCCAATATACCTTTCTGGATTCACACATACATGTACAAAGTATGTGCTGGTCTTTCTCAAAGGCATCTTTGAGTCTGCAAATCCTTCAGTGAAGAACAGACAATCCTCATAGTCAAAATCTTCTGGATACTCACCATCATGAAACCAATGTGTTTCATATCCTAGACTCTCAAATGCTTTGTATACAGCAGCATGAGTATATGAATGGGTATGAGTATGTAAAGGATACCCCCAGATAATAACTTTCATAATAACTCCTAGATAAGATCAACCTGAAGGTCTTCTGTTTTCTCTTTGATAATTTTCTTTTGCTCATTGATATCTATACCACTTCTCTTCATCAAATAAACACCCAAGTCTAAAATTTCACCAGGAACTTTCTCCTCAGAAATAGAGTGTAGCATAAGTTCATGCATATGTCTCAGTCCATTCTCATAGAATGGAAGAATCTTCTCATAAGTTTTATTGATATGCCTCATATACTTAGGTGGTCCAAACCAGAACCAGTCTTGATAATGTCTATCACCTCCACACTGCAGAGATCCATCCATCATATAAACTTTATCTATATCATAATCAGAAAAATTAATTGGTTGTTCAAAAGTTAAGTCAGTTCTTGCTCTTACAACTAAGTCATAGTCATCCAGATTAGGATGAGACATAGACCAATGAATTGAATACCATTGACTCCTCTGTCTTGTCACAATACTACGAATCACATCTATATCCATAGATGAATCAAACAAACTAGTAGTAGGAAACTTATCATAACCAAAAAACTCTTTTGGTTTATGTGCTTCTACAAAAGTCCATTCAGGTTTGAAGAGTTCTTCAAATTTATCCATAGGACTGTAGTCTTCTGGATACTTGTCCTTACTTTCCCATACAAATGATTTGCCTTTATATGATTCATCCCACCACATGTGAGCAAATACATCTACATCATTATTACTCAGAATGTTTTTACTAAACTGTTCATATGATTTCTCAACATATCTGGGTTGACCAGAAAAACATAGTGCTATTTTCATCAGAATCTGGGGAGTGTAATATGGATAGGAAGTGATTTACAGGGGATGTTGAAGAAGTCAATCATCTTTCTATGGATGAGTTCACAACACCAGGCACCTTCTGCCTGTTCAATACACTGTTCAATACAAAGATCAATCACAGGATATGCAGACATAAATGCATCCATGACTTTAGAACCACCAAAGTTAAACCAATCATTAATCATTCCGTCTGGTTGATTCTGATTACCAGAGTAGAAAATGGTATTTTTTGGAAACCCTTCATAGTCAATCTTGGTTCCAACAACTGAATCTGTTCTAATCTTCAACACATAATCATACTTAAAATCATTCTCATGCTCATACTCTTTCTTCAAAGTACAAACTTTCATTAGAGAATAGTAGTAAGAAATGATATTGTTAACATCTCTTACTGCAAAGTCTGGTTCCTCTGGATTGTCAATAGCACCCCACTTATATCTTTTAAGTGATGCAAGATAGTCATCAGATAGATCTGAATCTAAAAACTTCTTACTCTTTTCTACTAGAATACCTTTTGGTTTGTATATTTCTTTAAACTTCTCAATAGCATCAGGTGATATGCGTTGATCTTTCCACTTACCTGTCCCACCATACTTGTATGGTTGGGTTTGAAGATCTTGATCAAACCAAAGATGTGCAAATATATCTACATCATGATCACCAATAACATTCTCAATAATACTAGGTGCAACCTGCTCAATGAACCTGGGTTGACCAGAAAAACATAATGCTATCTTCATAGATACTCACTCAAATTATCATGATTTCTGGGGATATTTATAGCATCGCATGAGGGATAAGTATTACTCTTAGCAAAGTCATTGATCACAGTCCTCTTGCAGTGAGGTAGTCCCATCACCAGTTGATCATAAGGCATACTGTGTTTCTCCATCTCTTTTACAGTCACCTCACGTAGTGACTCTGGACGACTTGTAGTTAAGATAATATAAACCTTTCCTTTCTCGTACTCCTCTCTTAGATACTGAATGTTGAGTGTAAGTGGATCTCCTGACCCCACATAAGGTGGGAACTGAATAGATGAATTGGTCACTAATGTTCCATCAATATCAACAAAAAGTGTATTGTATTGTGACTTATACTTGTTCCAGACTTCTAATGTTCCCCAATCCTTATACTTATCAACTCTTGACCCAGAGAACTTGGATCCAGACAACATCATATCGTAGATGACATTACTGATATAGCATTCTCCCTCCATGGATTCAAGTTTCTCATATGATTTACAGAACTCTTTTGCATCTATAAATCCATATCCACCACAGGAAAATGTAGAACTGATAACATCCTTCTCTACAATATTAGTAATGACTCCATTTACATCCAGTTCAATATAACTCTTGTTCCTAGCATTGATATCATCTTCTTCATTCAAATCATAGTAAGCAACCTGATTTCCTTCTTCAATATTACATTCGTAATAATTATCAGAATCCTTTACAAAGACAAATCCATCTACCTCATCACCAGATAAAATTTGATAGACAGTATCTGACTGTGAAGATGTGGGTTCTGCAAGATAAGCAAACTTTGACTTATCAAGAATACCTAGATCTCTGAGTTCCCTAGCCATTCCTTTGGTAAATTGATACTGATCCTCATGTTCTTGAAGAACAACAAAGTAAATTACATCAAAAAAGTTTAAGTTAAGACCTGAGATAGACTCAACCACCATGAACCTATTCTTCTTTGGGTGAGTCAGCATCCACTTGGGTCTCATGTTTGGGAAGCGTGATGACTTCCCTGCCATGGGAACTACTAAGGTCTTCATACAGATCTGTCTTTTCTACTAGTTTATTCAGTATAGAACTCTGCTTCTCGTTAGTCAAGTAAGGTTCTATACGTAAGAGATTCATAGCATCCAACACTTTGAATGCTTTTGTATCCAGATAATCAGAGTATCTACTCTCTATCTTTCCCCAGATATATGAGTATATCTGATATATTCTAAGATTATATATGTCTTGAACTCTAAGGTTCCAGCAATAATATAAATCCTGCTTCAGTTTTGCAAAATCTACCAGATAACTATCTACAAATGAATCCAAAAAATCAATGAAATATAATCTATTCTTATGAAAGATTATATTAGCAAAGGTTAAGTCACCATGACAAAAACTATATGGTACTTGCATATCCACCACTTGTTTCTTGATATATGAGAGGAAATCACTCTGCTTCATACTGTTTAGTTTGTTCTCAAAGATACTTTTAGATACCTCAGTATGATATACTCTTGAATTCCCAATCAAAAAATCAAAATATCCGTATAATGATTCAACTACAAAGTCAATTTGCTTTGTATTAGCGTGAGAAAAGTATTCATCAAAGGAGAACCCTGAGACATACTCCATATCAAAAGAGTATAGATCTTCCTGATGAATACTATGCACCCTAGGTGCTTCAATATTTTGTAATACAAAATGTGAAAAAAGAGACTGCTTCTTGATTTGAGAAAGCAGTCTCTGGTTGTATTCTTTGCAGGAAGAATACTTTCTTAATACATTATTATTGAGTAGTGTTATCTGACATCCAGATAGACCACTCTTCAAGTTTGTCATACCTGATACTTAGAGTTGTCTTTTGCTAGATGGACAATTACTGAATCAAACTCACAGTGGTCACTGAAGCATTCTGGATATGCATACTGTGGACCAAGAGTATGAACATCTTCTTTGTTTTCAATAAAGAACTTATTCATCTGACTTTCATCATGCCATACAGCAATCACATCTCTGTCTAGATCGTTCATAGTTCTTCTATCTAGTTCCCTAATCATATCAATTACATAAGGAACTCTGCCACCCCACAAACAACCTTGCCAATAGGTAGAGACATCATCCTCTTCTGTGATTGACGCAAGGGATTGAGGGTTAGTCTCAAAGGCACCTGGGAATTGAGTATGTGGGTGCATGCCCAGTGCATGACATGGATGATGCACACCAATAAACTTTTTATTAGTGAACAAGTCTTCTTCTGATACCTCGGACACTATTCTCATATCAGCATCAAGGAAAAGAACATAGTCAAATTGTTCCAATGGAGTACTTGCTTTAAGAATAGTGTTCCATCTCTTAAGAGTAATGTATGGCCAGGGCAAATGCTCTTGACTAAATGCATTTACATTCTCAGGCATACCTTCAATCTCACCATCAGTGAAGACAAAATATTGCTTCTCTGTCTTGGGAGCAAGAAACTTCTCACATGCTTTATACCAACTAGGCAAGAAGTTAAGATACTTATTAGTGCCAATAAAGACTACTGCTAGTTTCATACAATCTCAACTATGGTTTGAATAGGTAAGTGGTCAGTGCTGTTCATTAGGATTTTGTATCCATAATTATACTCATCAAGAAATTCAGCAAATGCTTTAGCTTCATTCTCTTTCATGTTCTTCTTAATGAGAAACTCATCAAAGTAAATGTATGTTCCAGGTTTGATATATGGACCAAGATGTTTGAATATAGTTTTAGTAGAGGAGTATAGATCACAATCAATATTAATGAAGGAGATCTTATCTATAACATACTCTTTTACAAATTTAGGAAGGGTTTCATCAAACCAACCAATCACGAGTTCAACATTATCTTCTACTCTTGGTGGTTCAGGAACACTGAAATGCCCTTTCCCAATATCATCAGTCCAATCCTCTGGAAGTCCATCAAAGGAATCAAACCCATAGATTAGATTGCAACACTTGCTTAGTTTGTTGATAGTCTTTCCAGAGTATACACCAAACTCAAGCCAGTATCCATCTCTAGGAATATTAAATGATGGAATATGGTCACTCAAAATGATATGATCATTAGATATAGGACCTTTGAACAAAGTAAAGTCTTCAATAATTTTTTGATATGTATCAGACATCTTTTATAAAAGTCAAACTGCAAACATTGAGGTAAGGAAACCCAGGAACTTTAAATAGATCTTTAGTCCTATTTGTCCACCTTCCCATCAATTCTAATCCCTGCGCTTTTGCTGCTGAGATGAATACCTGTGGACTTACAAACTCACCATCTTCAGAGTCAGTTTGACAGTCAGAAGAGATAATGAAGTGACCACCTGGTTTTAGACATCTGTAAGTCTCTCTGAATACATTATTCAAAACTGTTTCCCCATCAGGACAAATGCCAGTACTACCACAGAAATGAGTAATAGAACATAGATCAGTAAAAACATCTATGCTTCCATCTTCTACAGTAGGAAACCAATCCCAGATATTAGACTCAATCATTGTTGTCTTACTATCTACACAGTCATGATCAATACGACCACCTGTCTTAATAGTATCTACTCCTGTCACATCATTACCCCAAGAACTAATGATATGAGGAACACAACCTCTGGCACACCCCAAGTCTACCACAGTCTTGCCATTATCAGGATAAAGTTCTCTGAACCTATCTAATACCCCCACCCATTTTACAAGAGCATCATCCTTTCTCCAAAGATCTTGATGTGGAAAGTCATTCTCCCAGTTATTATTATCTCTTGATTCTCTAGAATGGATTAGATCTGCTTTATTGTATATGTAATTCTTCATTTTCTTACAAAATAATCTGGAAGTGTATTGTAGTATTCAGTTGCTTTCTGAAGAATAGATTCAAACTGATCACGTTTGTCTGGTGGAACAAGATCAATCTTTGAATTCCTTGGTTTCTTCACATAATTTGATGGAACTGTCTTCTGTCTTAAGAAGTCTACAAAGATTTCTTTTCCATATTCCCACTGAACATCAGACTTAACACAAAGTATGGGATACTTTGTCTCTATTGTTGTCCAGTTATATATGTGCTCATAGGTCATAAACCAATCTAGACCACCTTCTACATATTCCTTAAGATCATAGTTCTTTTTATATTGTGGATGGACTTTATAAATCTCTTTAGACTCAGGATGTAACTCTACATTATCAGTCCTTGTAGGATGAAGAGGAAGACCTTTATTCTCAATATGAGTAACACCCATATCACGTCTGAATAATGATATAACAGACTGAATTGGATCACCCATCACAAATATTGCTCTATCAATTTCAATATATTGTGGGGGATACAGTGTGTGTTTACATCTGCCAAAATTGATACCTTGATGAAAATGGTCTGAGTTACTTTCAATACCCAGTTCATTTACAATCTTGAATAGTTGACTAGAGGCACAACCCCCAATACTATTCAGAATAGTTACTTCACTCATCTACTACCTCCCATCCTTCAGGATATAAATCTTTGATATCTAGGTGTGCATTGTTAGGTCCAAACCACACTGATGGTGCAATTACTTTGCCTCTGTTTGCTAACCAAGCACCCCACCAAGAAAAGGTAGAGTTAGCAATAATAAAGTCTGAACACAGAGACATCAGACACAAATCAACATAGCTTGAGTTGCCCTCTGACACTAGAAATCTATCATCTGAGAAAACTTTCTGGTCTTTACACCACTGAGGATCATCAGAAAAGATGACTACATTTCTATCAGCATCAAACATGGAGAGTGCTTTCTCATAGTAAGTAATGCTTAGATTATGATGATTCCCTGAATTCTTCAAGAAGTCCCCTCTTCTGATATGAATTGCAACTGGATTCTCTACACCAGCAATCATCTCCACGCAGGGTTTGTGGTACTCATCAATGAACTCAAAATCTTGACGAATCTCATCTTCAATATTCTTAAAGTACTTCTCTGTCTGATAGAAACCAAACAGGTTTACCCAGTCTGGACATTCATTGAAGATTGATTCATTAAAATGAAACCCACTCTCTTCAATACTAGGTCTGTTTTGATCAATAAATTGAATGTTGAGAGCACTACAATTACTCATCTTGAAAACATTGAAGAGTTCAATCTTCAACTTATTGCCTAGAGTGTCAACTAGAACATCTTTATGATTAGGGATACAGTAATTATATCCTTTATTTGCTGCAATACCTTTTACAGCAGCATACTGGAACATCTGGTTACCTAGTTGTCCTAGTTTACCAAGATAATTAAATCCAATCATACTTCTTCAAGTTGAGCATTGATCCAATGATAGGTATAACGAATACCTTCTTCAAGAGTTACCTCAAAATCCCATCCAAGTTTCTCTCTAATCAAATCATTGTTAGAGTTTCTACCACGCACACCAAGAGGAGCATCCATCTTATGGTTTCTCTTGATAGGTTTACCTGCTACCTTAGAAGTAATGTTAGTTAACTCATTGATTGTTACCATCTCTTCAGAACCAATGTTCACTGGTCCCATGAAATCAGAATCCATCAACCTTCTAGTTGCTTCAATGCAATCATCAATGTATAGGAAAGAACGTGTCTGCTCACCATCACCCCATACCTCAATGTGTCCACCTACTCCAGGCAGTTTTGCTACTTTACGACAGATTGCTGCTGGTGCTTTCTCTCTTCCTCCATCCCAGGTTCCTTCAGGACCAAAGATATTGTGATACCTAGCAACACGAACAGGGATTCCATGGTTGCGATTGTAAGCAAAGTATAGACGTTCACTAAAGAGTTTTTCCCATCCATACTCAGAATCTGGTGCTGCTGGATATGCTGATTCTTCACTACAGTCTGGACTATCAGGGTCTAGTTGATTGTGCTCTGGATACATACATGCTGATCCAGAATAGAAAATCTTAGTAGAAGTTTTATCTAGTTGCTCATTAAATTTACGCTGCTCTTCAAGAACATTTAAATTAATACTGACAGAGTTATGCATGATGTCTGCATCATTCTCACCAGTGAATACAAATCCTGCACCACCCATATCAGCAGCGAACTGATAGATCTCATCAAAAGGAAGATGAAGTCTTTCAGGAACACTTGCATAGAAGTTACCTGTGTATCCTTTGAATCTAAGAATACGACGAACAAAGTCTGCCTCACGCAAGTCACCTTGAATGAATTCATTTGCTTCCGTTGAAGTGAACTCTGGGTTCTTGAGATCAACTCCACGAACCCAGTATCCTTCTGATCGTAGCCTCTTTACCATGTGACTACCAATGAATCCACCAGCACCTAAGACAAGTGCTGTCTTATTATATTCAGACATGTAAAATAGATATTATAATTTATTATAGTGGTTTAGATATCAGATGTCAATTTGTCTGACGCCATCTTCACCCTTAGGAAAGTATTCAGTAATAGATTGAACAGTGTTCAACTTAGCAATCAAAGTATCAAGTCTGGAATCACTACCACCTGAAGATGCCTTAGGGGCAGGTGCAGACTTAAGTCCTGCTACTGCTGCTTCAAGAGCCGCCAATCTCTCTTCAATCTTTGCGTGCGTTGCCCCAGTTGGTTTTGTGTGTGTCTCTGACTCCAGTGCTTTAAGTCTTTCTTCTACTTCTACATCATACTGGGACATAGATGCACCACTTGCAGACTTTGCTGCAGTTCCTTTGTATGCCATGTTTTCCAATTAAGTTTCTGGTTTATTTAGAAAAAAAAGAGACCCCCTAAGGTCTCTTACGCAGGTCTACATGCACGCCACTTGTTCTTTATATGGAAACAAGAAACCATAGGGTCTATTGACTCCACCAGGACTTTTTAACGACTTACCGAGTCTCTAACATAACAAGGAACCCCATCAGGATCAAGCCAGCGAGTATATTCAAAATCTTCCATAGCAGTCATCAACTGCATTTCATTATCACAAAGATACATGTCTCTGTATTTTCCAGTGTAGGAATCAACTTTTTGAATACGATAATCAGGTTTGCCATTAATTTCTAATGTACCAACCTGAATATACCTATATGGGAACTGCTCCAAGAGAACAGATGGTTTTTGAATGACTGGCATAATTAAGAAACTTCAATAGCAGAGAGATCCTGTGACAAACAATCCAAAAGGATGTCATAATCATCAAGTGGATCCCCAGAAAAAACTACTCCATCATTCTCATAGAACTTGCGAACCTTCTTGTAAAGTTTAGGATTCTTTACATCTAGAAAGAAATCACCTTGAACTGCTGAACGAAGAGTGCTGATGTCTTTTTTGAACTTAGAAGTAATAGTCATTGTCTTGTTTGTTGACCTTGTAATTATAAGGCAAATGACTCAAAGAGTCAATGAGGACAGATATAAAACTGTCCAATGCTGGTTACAGGGGTCGAACCTGTTTTAGTCCTGTTATGAGCAGGGTGCAATTACCGAAGTGCTAAACCAGCAAGAATTGAAAACTAGACTCCCAAGATGTCCATCATCTCAGTTATGTAATCATACACCTCTGTGTTAGTAGAGTCAACATTTGAATCCATGGTAAGTTCTACTTTAATATCTCTCACATCCTTACTATCTGGTGTCTTTAATTGCATCAAACAGACGTCATGATAAGACTGATAGTGCTGACAAATTATATATTGATCTAACTTGGATAGAAAAGATTCCCTAAGTTCTAATTCTGAGATGTCAAATTTATAATGATCTTCAACAAACCAAACCATGTGGTCTTCTATTATTTTTGCTATTTCTAATAAAGATGATTTAACTTTTTTATATTTGTTCAGAGTATAAAAGTAGAGAAGACTCTCCATAAAGACTGCATTATACTCTGCTGTCATAACTTTTATTCTGGGAAGATCCCACAAATAATCCCAGTCACAATCTTCATGAAATCCACATATAAAATGTGCAATATCATGAGCTGGGTCTGTTGGTGGTTTCTCATCATTTATTCTAGTATGTTCTACACCATCAGAATAAGTTATTGCGCTTACAACTTTTCCATAGTCCCAAGACCAGTTTACCTTTGAAATTGTTCTTGTCTTAATCATGAATTTGTGAGTTTAAGATGCTTCATCATGCTCAGTATGAATTCTTATAATTTCTTCATCTGCAGGAACCATCACTGCTTTATGTTTTCCATTTGTTATTCCTATTGACTCACCATTTTCAACTTTTGAGATCAACTCTTCCCAGTTTTCTTGCCAGTGTTCCACAGAATAAAATTTCATTGTTGATATATGTATGTGATTTTTATTTCCACAATCCCACTACAATCAAAAGTCCTTGAGCATAGAAGAACAACAATACTGAACCTATACAAGCACTAATAAGTGAGGCAGTTTTGTTGTGTTTATCGATTGCTTTATCAATCATCTTCTGACACTCTTCTTTTGTAACAAGATGTTCTTCAGACATACTCACTTCACATCAAAGTCCATTTTACGAACTTTACGATGTCTTCTCTCCTCTTGATACATAAGGTCTTCAGAAGACAGAACACTTTTTTGTTTGTGCATCTGTGTTGAGTTTAACATGATGACTTTAGTTAAGTCAACTGCTGAGATATTGTCTTCTTTAATTGTTAACATGTTGGGACAACCACAACACTGAATCTTTGTAGAACTAGTGATCTCTGTGTTGCAGGTTTTACATCTGACTTTAATCATTGGACTTTTTACTGTCGTACTCTTTCTTAGTTTTGAAATATAGTTTGTAGTATGGCTTCTTCATCTTATCAAGGATTTCCATATCCTCTTTAAACCCCAAATACTTACACAACTGATATGATCCTTCTAACTCACTAATCAATCTTAAAATATTAGCAGGATGTTTTTCAAGTCCTCCAAAATCATATTGTGACATTTTAATTAAAAGGAGAAAGCGGAATACCAGAATCGAACTGGTGACGAAAGGTTGGAAACCTTTAGTTTTGCCTCTAAACTAATTCCGCAAAAATACTGTTTTCGTTTACGGGTCAGGAGGGACTCGAACCCCCGACCAATTCATTAGAAGTGAATTGCTCTATCCATCTGAGCTACTGACCCTTGTGCTAGTTCCTATCGCCTCTAACCCTGAACTAGCAAGGGGGTCACAGCAGTGGTGTCTTAACCACTCCTATAATATAACCTATGTTTAATGCTCTGTCAACCCCTTCCAGACATCCAAACTTCAGAACCACCAAGGGTAGGTAATGGGTTAAGTTCTAGTGTAGTGGGTGCATTCTCAGTTGCAATTTCATACATCACTTGATGTATATTCTCTGATTCCTTAGTCGAGACTGTCCATGAACCACCAACTCCTCCATCCATATTCACAATAATATCATCAATAGGTTCTTTCATATAGTTTTGATATTCTATTTGTGTTTCTGTGAGAATTGGTTCACCAAACCATTCATCATAAGATAAGAAAATTGGTGCTGGATATGTCATGATTGCCAGTGATGATGAAAGAAGTTACCTTTTGGATCACACATTGGGTCTTCTACTGCTACGCGATATGGCAACATACTTTGCCCTTTAAAACTTGTCCTATCACCAATAATAGAATAGGCAGTTTGAAACTTTGCTTTGCCTAAATCTGTTTGCATCTCATTGACCAACCTTTGATTGGCAACAGGTCTATAAAATGTCAAACCCTCATATTGTCCAGATTGATACACAACATTTGAGACACTATTTGGGAAGGACTTGGAATTAACTCTGTTTAAGATTGATACTGCTACGCAATATTCATCCATAGTTCCTAATGCTGCTTCAACTTGAACAGTTCTTGCTAGGTGATGGTAGTCAAGAGGTGTTAACGCCATCAATGTTGCTAAAATCAAAATAATCTTTCCTATAGTAACGGCCTAAGACATTGCTATTATAGTAGGCAGGAGTGCCATCTGTCAAGCTTTCAGTCAGTACATTATGTATGAAGAGTTGTCTGGTCTCTTCGTAGTTTACCTTACCTGGGGTAATGTGTAAGGATAAGATCTCTCTATTAACAGATCCCTTTCCATGAATTTTAACATCTTCTTTAAGCTCGTCACAACTTCCATAGTAGTTGCGCCAGTTACTCTCAGATGTAACTCTTCTCCGTTTCCCTGAACTAGAACTAACTCTAGGCTTTCGTTTTTGAAAGAAGTATTTTCTTCCAATGTAAATCCTTTGGGTGGGGATACAGGCAATCTTATAAACAAAACCATAGTTGTCCCCAATAAGGCTCCCGTCAAAACAGGTGCCCATGTAAATCCAGGGATTTTCGTAGTCAGGATAGTTCTTACTTTCTTTCTGATCTTCTTCCACTTGGTCATAAAAGTTTCTCCAATATTTAGAGATGGTTCCTCATGGAACCACCAGTCATCTTGTTTCTTTGCTTCAATTCTAGAGTTGGAATCCAGAGAACGTGTCTTTCTTAACATCTTGTTTAATACCACCTACAACATAAGACTCAACCTCAGTTTCCTGTGGTGCAACCTGAAGACCCTTAGAGGAAATCCAGTGTTGTGTCCATGGCAAAGGGTTGTTCTTAGCAGCAATATCATAAACAGGTTTAAGACCAATACCCTTCAATCTACGATTTGCAGTCCACTCAACATATTGCTGAAGAAGTTTATCGTTCAGACCAATCATAGATCCATCCTTGAACAGATAGTCTGCCCAACGTTTCTCTTCATTCACTGCACGGTCAAATGCCTTATAGGTCCACTCTTCCTCTTCTTTCATGATCTGTGCCATCTCAGGATCATCACCCTGTCTCCACTTATTCAGAATGTTTTGAGTGATTGCCAAGTGTTGGTTCTCATCTCTTGCAATAAGGGAGATGATCTTAGCTGATCCCTCCATAAGTTTGAGCTCACCGAAGGCGAAACTACAAGCAAAAGAAACATAAAAACGAATACCTTCCAATATGTTGACATTAGCAACTGCTCTATAAAGTTTACGCTTCAGTTCATATTTTCCTTCTAGTGCATATGGGACCTGCTCTAGCGCATGTTGCCAGTCATTAGAATTATCATATTGATGAGCACTTTGGATGAAATCATCATAGGCACCAGTAACACTACTAGCACGTTCTAAAATACGTTGGTCCGTAACAATCTTATCAAATACTTCAGATGGGTCCGAATATATGTTCTTGATGATGTATGTGTAAGAACGACTATGGATCATTTCCATGAATCCCCAGACCTCCATACATGCCTCTAGTTCAGGTAGACTGCAATAAGGTATAAAAGCCATCCCAGGACCACGCCCTTGTATGGAGTCAAGCATAATCTGATACTTGAGGTTGCTTGTATAGATATGCTTTTGTTCTGGACGAAGTGTCTGATAATCTCCACGATCTTTCTGCAATGATACTTCTTCTGGTCTCCAGAAATACCCAAGTTGCTGAGTAGTTAGTTTGTCAAAAATGGGATACTTATATGAATCATACCTCTGGATACCCAGAGGTTTTCCAAAAAACATAGGTTGCTTTTTAGTATTAACTTGTTCAGTGTTAAAGACTGTCATGCCTTTCACTTTATTCATGATATCCTTTCCACCTACTGGCGAAATTTTAAACTGCACAGGATTCACACTCTCCCTCCTCGGATTGTTCTAGCTCGTTTAACAAATTATCTAATGTGGATTTGTCTTCTTCTACCTCATCAGTCTTAATATCATAAGTATTCTGATAGTAGGAAGTCTTCCACCCATACTTATATGTAGTCAAGAAGTCATTTGCCATCACAGAAACAGGGACCTCATTTTCAGGATAGTTCTCTGGATTGTAACTCCAGTTACCAGAGATTGCCTGGTCAAAGAACTTCTGCATCACAGCAACAATATTAATATATCCTTCGTTACTCTTCATGTCCCACAGCAATGTATAATTACTCTTCAGTGTATTATATTGTGGAACAATTTGCTTAAGAGGTCCTTTCTTGGACTTCTTAATGGACAGATAATCTCTAGGTGGTTCAATTCCATTGGTTGCATTTGACACAACGGAACTGCTCTCTGAAGGCATCTGTGCTGACAGTGTTGAGTGCCTAAGACCATGGGCGGAGATAGATGCCCTAAGACTCTCCCAATCATGATTCAACTCCTGAGATGTAATCTCATCAACTTCCTTTTTATATGTATCAAGTGGCAGAATTCCATCAGAATACTTAGTGCGTCCAAAGTATTCACAATGTCCCTTCTCTTCTGCAATCTTATTGGATGATTTTAAGAGATAGTATTGGAATGACTCAGAGAGTCCATGGACTGCATCCCATGCTTCCTGAGAACCATAAGAGAATCCAAGTTTTGCTAGGTAGTGAGCAAGACCAATGAATCCTACTCCAAGTGACCTACGTGCCTTTGTAGCAACCTCTGCTGCTCTTACAGGATACTCCTGATAGTCAATCAATTCTTCTAGTCCTCTGACTGCAAGATCACAAAGATCTTCAAGTTCATCATCAGACTTAATCTTACCAACATTAATAGCAGACAAGATGCATAGAGCAATCTCACCAGGCATTTCCTCATCAATATGATTGATAGGATCAGTTGGTAGAGTGATTTCCTGACAAAGGTTGCTCATATTCACCTTGTCTTTGAATGAGGAATGAGAATTGCAATGGTCAATATTCATAATATACAAACGACCAGTCTCTGCACGTTCCTTCAAGATATCTAGAATAAGATTTTGAGCCCCAATCTTCTTTCCAGGAACAGACTCATCCTGTTCGTAATCCAGATATAGTTGATCAAACCTATCAGTGCCAAAAGCATCATACAAGCCTGGAACATCGTGTGGACTGAAGAGAGTGATTTCTTCATCCTTGATGAATCTTTCATAGAAGAGTTTAGAAATTTGAATGCTGTAATCGAGTTTTCTGACACGATTATCTTCTGTCCCTTTATTATTTTTGAGTACAATTATATCCTCTATTTCTTGGTGCCAGATAGGAAAGTGAACTGTAGCAGAACCACCTCTGATGCCGTTCTGAGTGCAGCATCTGACAGTGCTCTCAAACTTTTTAAGGAAGGGGACAACGCCTGTGTGTTGTACCTCTCCACCTCTGATTTTAGCGTTGATGCCACGGATTCTGCCTGCGTTGATACCGATGCCAGCCCTCTGTGCGACATACCTGCCAATAGCCATATCGCTGCTAAAGATACTATCGAGGGTGTCATCAACATCAACGAGAACACAAGATGCAAATTGGCGAAGTGGTGTTCTGACTCCTGCCATGATTGGCGTTGGGATGTTGATTCTGTGTTTGGAGATTGCATCGTAATACCTCTTGACGTAGGAAAGCCTTACATCCTTTGAATAGTCACGAAAGATTGTCAATGCAATCATAATATACATGAACTGTGGAGTTTCGTAGACATTTCCAGAACTACGATCCTGCACTAGATATTTATCTGCTACCTGCCTCAGTCCAGCATAAGTGAATAGAAAATCACGTTCATGATCAATATAAGTATCTACTTCATTAATCTCCTCAAGAGTATAATTGGCAAAGATATCCTTATCATAGATTCCATTATAAGCACACTCTGTAATATGGTCAATGAGAGCAGGCAACTCACGAACCTTACCATACAATTGCTTCCTAATAGAAAATAGAAGCAGCCTAGCAGCAACAAACTGATAGTTAGGATGATCCAGATCAATTAGGTCAGAAGCACTTTTAATTAAAATTTCTTGGATTTCTGTTGTTGTGATGCCATCATAGAACTGAATACCAGAAGTCATCTCAACTTGACTAGCAGATACACCTGCAAGCCCCACACATGCCTCTTCAACCATTAAGTGCATCTTATCAAGGTCAAGAGACTCAATTCTCCCATCCCTCTTTTTTACTTTTGTACCATTGCTCATATTCTTTTCCAAGTATTGAATTTAAGTTTTGCTTCTAAACCAGAATGCGTGTTTGAATCTATAATTTTCTGAACATCATGTCCAGATAGGATCATATCATTTATGTCCTTTTCTCTGATGTGGGTTGGCCATATGACCAATGATTCACCTTTATCAATTGTATGTTTAATCCTTTTGACGATTTCACTGTTTCTTGGTTCATTATCATAGACCCAAACAGGATTGCTAATCCCCCAGTTACTAATATCAAGATCAGCTCCGCACATAGCAATCGAATTTGAAATGAATGTGCTATCAAATGGTCCTTCTGTAATGAAGACTGGAGCATCTCTTCTGATTGTATCAAGTCCATAGATTTTTGGTGCCTCGTCTTCCAACATAATGGTTAAGTATTTAATAGGGTTTGTAGACAGTGCTCTACCCTGAACCCCAATCAATCTCTCCTCATAATAAAGAGGGATAACTATTCTTTTTTCTCCATACTTTGTGCTATCAAAAGAATTGGGTTTGATTGTATTTACAAACTCTTTAAAGTTCTTAGCATAGTAAAACTCTCCAGAGAAGATTGCTCTATCCTGAAGATACCTCTTTGATGTAGGATCATCAAATGCATTAGGCAATTCAATCTTAACTTTGTTTTTAAACATAGGTTTAGATGCGCCAACAATTTTGAATATATCTTCTGGAGTTTCATTGACATAGTTCTTACCAGTATGTCCACCTTTGAATTTCTCAAATACATATTCTCTATGTGTCTCAGGATCGATCTCTTTTAAGAAATTATTGAGAGACATATTAACACCACAGTTGTGACACTTGTAGTTGCTATTGTTCTTGATTCTGTAAAAGTAACCTCTTGCCTTAGTCTTATTCTTCTGAGAATCTCCACATAGAGGACAGCGACAGTTATAGAGGTTAGGTTTTACTCTCTTGAACCTAGAGAGTCTTGAAGAAATCAAATTGATGTATTTTACATCAATATAATCCATACTGTTTAGTTCGTATAACTTCTCTCTATTCTAGTAGAAGGTTCTTTATGCGTCAAGAGTCCTTGGATGGATGTTCCATTACTAGCAGCAAAAGACAAAAATGCCAAGGCACCCATTGCCATCCAAACACGCTTCTCTAATCCACGTATTCTTTGCAACACACTGTAATGATCTGAGTCCATTTTATCACGGAGTTTGTCAATTTTTGTAAAGAGTACAATGTCAATTTCTTCTTGTTTTGATATTCGTTCTTCATGAACAGCAAGCATTTTGCTAACTGTAGTATTTACCTCACTTAATTTATCAATAGCTGCATCTATTTTAAGGACTATTGGTCCAAGATCTGATATCTTCTGTTCAAGTACTGCAATCTTAACTTGATCTTCCATTGAAATTAAAGTACGGATTGAAGTTTGATGCCTTCTTTCTTGCTGACCTTTCTTGTCTCTTAGTTTTCCTATCCATCAAATCTTTGATAGCCTTTCTAACATATTTGTTTCTACCATCAAACTTCATAGCAGAGTCATAACCAGCAGTTGGTCCCTTTGGATTAGAAGATCCGCCAAACCCACCAGATTCTCCAGGGGGATTTGCAACCATACCTTCTTCATTGACACTAAATTCATTATACATTGCTGAACGAAATGCATTAATGACCTTATCAATCTTGTCCTTATCCATTAGTAACTCTCCTTAACTCCTCTAGACATTTCTGATCCATTTCAATATCATGAATAGCAGTTTTAGGATATTCTGGAAGTCTATCCAAAAAGACTATAAAAGTTTTTGTTACATCCCACAAGTCTTCATCAACTTTATAAAAAAGCATTGGAGTAGTGGCATCACCAAACACATTATATAGAATTATGAAGTGGTTTATCAATAAATGTGTCCTTAATTCACCACTACTCTTATATCTTTTTAATAACCTTTTGATATACCTGAAGTGATTCAGATCCTTATCAAAGTCCTCACGTGTTACTGCTTGAGGGTTCTGATAATGTTTAATAGCAAAGAGAAGAAAATTCTTCTCATTCAATTCATTAAATAACATCTAATTATACTAAGGTGTTGGGTAATCTGTGGTTCCTGTTGTGATTCCAGACATTGCAACAAGAGTTTCTTTCTTAACTCTGAAGTTTCCATCTGTATCAACATATGTTGTAACTCCAACCCATCCCTCATGCATGCCCCAATATGTGGGGTCAGCTACCTGAAGACCTTCTACCTCTGTTACACCATAGACAAAATTATCACCTGGATTGTTTAGAATATTGCTTTGACTATACTTGGAATCAAGAATACTTGATTTAGGAAGTTGAGTAATTCCAAACAGTACACCACCAATAGCAGCACCTGAAAGTGCCATTGTGCTGCCAATTGTAACTTGTGTTGTGCTAGCAATGCTGACAATTACAGCATCACCAAAGTATGTGGTTGCTTTTGTGCCAAAACGAATTACGTCACCAGTTGAAGCAGAACCTACTTGACCAAAGGAAGTACCTGTTCCAGTGACAACACCAGTATCATAATCTAAGACAACAGCGCCGACTGAATCTACGTTGTCATTATTTCCCCAAAGTGCCATGTCTTTTCCTAATAAACTTTGTTAGATAGAAATATTTATAAAAAAATAGGAGACAAGTTTGTCTCCTACAGAATTACTCTTCTCTATTCTTAATTGCTTTGGTGACAACTTCAAGTAGTTGATCATCCATGTCAGTCTTGGTCAGCTTAACTGCTTTAGCAAGAATAACAAGACAGATCTCAACCATCTTCTCACCAAGTTCTTCATTTTCTGGAATCTTTGAAACTGCATCAGAGATGATTTTGGATGCTAATGGAAGTAAAAAAGAAAGCATGATAACCTCATATGATATCTATACTCTATATATCAATTAGTCTTTGTTAGAGATCCACTTGCCAAGTTTCTTATCATACCTCTTAACTTCACCAGGCTTCAATTTATCTGATGCATCTTTTGCCTTTTGAATAAACTTACCAAACTTCATTCTCTGGTCTGCCTTAGCAAACTTCTTCTTCTCAGCATCATCTCTGGCAATCTTAGAAGCACGACCTGAATCAGTAGCGCTGTAAATTTCTTTGATAGCAGACATCACTCAACACCATATCTACGATCAGACTTACTGGTATCCATGTGCTTCTTTGCCATCTTAGTAGCAGTAGCATACATCACTGACTTAGCATCAACACCATATCTGCTCTTAAAACCTTTAAGGTTCTTCTTCATCCCCTTAACAATCTTTTCTTTCTCATCAGTTTCTGCTTTATCAAGGACTTTCTCTTCAAGTGCTGCTTCTTTTATCTTCTCACGCTTTGCTTTAGTCTTAGCAAGAATACGTGCCTTGGCATCATCCTGATCCTTCTTAGGAATAGCAGTTACAGCACCAACTTTCTGATCAACATCACCAGGAGCATACCCCTCAGCATGCCCCATTGGAATTTTACCTGACTTCTGAGCCTGCAATCTCTGCTTATCAAGAAGTTGCTGCCTCTTCATCATTTGTCCCTTCATTTGAAGTTGCTTTTTCTTTTCAGGATCAACTTCCTGCTCTTCAATTTCAACTACTTCAAGGATACTCCCACCCAATGCTTCAAATGCCTCCTTCATTGGAGGATTAATTACAATTTTATTATTTACTTTCTTTTCTTTAATTTCTTTATCCATATCATCATCAGTCTTAGGAGATGATGATGGAATATCAGCAACTTCACGAAGCTCAAGATCAATTCTCCATGAAGAATGCTCAGTCAACCCAAGTTTCTGCTTCACTGCCTGACGTTCTGTTGAACTAATGCCAGACTGAGATCCCATAAAATCATTAAAAGCTTTAAAGAGATTGCCTCCTTCTTTCTTTGCTTTATATCTAATTGCTTTGGTCATTTGAGTGACCCTACTCTTCACCTCTTCTGGTGTATTGTCTTGTTCAGAGATCATGACACTAGATTACTTCTTTTTTCTGTATTTATTTATGAATTCTCTTCCATATCCTTTATATGGTTTGCCACCAGTCTGAACATTTGTCTTTTCTCCCTTATCAAATCCAGGAGTCATGTCAGCAGCATACTTAAAGTATCCAGATGTTCCAGTCAAAGTGTTTGGTTTACCAGGAAGTCTATTCTTCCTACTCATCTTGACTTCTGTATACTCTTTCAGGTCTTTGATCCAAGACTTGAACATAATATTATCTTCAGTTACACAGATAAGATAGTTAGTCCCTCTTCTAATAACCTTACCAATCAGTCCAGTATTCAGGTTCTCAACCAAACCATCTAACTTAAAGATATTACCAGAGACATAACTTTCCCTAAGATTCTTCCAGTCAAACTTAGGTGCAATCTCCCACAGACTCCATCCCTCTTTAACTTCCATCTTCTTACGAAGATTAGACATCATCTGTTTAGCAGTCTTATCATCAATAATCTTAGGAACACCCTGTCTAAATGATTTAAAATCATTTTCTGCTGCAGCCTTTCTCACTTTAGAAGCAGACATTCCCTCTACGCCTTCTGCATCCTCATCTCTTTCTCCAGCAGATACAGTCTCCACACCAGAAAAATCATAGAGTTTGCCATTATAATCTCCTGAGAGCTTTTCAAATTCCTTAACTCTATCACCACCAACGACAATTTTAACACTTGAATATCCATCTTCATGCCCCTGTTTCAGAACGTCAAATATAGTCCTAGCATTAGGATCATTTACAATGTTCTCTGAATAATCAGGGAACATTTGCCTCATCACATCTACTTTCTCATCAGGATCATATGGATTCTTTTTCTTATCCTGTGATCTTGATGGGTAAATCTTTAAAGATCCTTTACCTGCTGCCTTCTTAGCAGCATCTAAAAGTTTTTGATGACCTACTGTAGGTGGATTGAATCTACCAAAAGTTACAGTTAAAGGTCCAAGATCTTCTTTAGGCGAACCATCTGCTCTTGTAGGTTGAGGCATTCTCCTTTGAGTTCCATCTGTAAATGCTCCATACTCTCCTTGCTCTTGAGATGTTGATTGCTCAGGTTGCTGACTTGTTTCTTTAGATTCTGCATCATCAGTCTGTTGTTTTTCTTTCTTTGACAGCATCTCAAGTCTGCCACTTTTGGTTACAGCAACTCTGCTACCATCTTTGTCAAACCAGTTGCCATGACCATCACCAGTCAGTCTCAGGCGTTCTGCCTGATCTGATGCTTGAGATGTTCTTGCTTCCCTAAAGAAACTTAAAAAGGATTTCATTAGTTATAATTTTTCCCCATAAGGATATTTAGGTGTCTGCCAAATTGAAGACATCAGAGTCAGACTCAGGAGATACACCTGTCTCATCAGTAAACTTTTTAAGATCATTCTTAGATGGTTCAGCAATCCTTTTCCTTGCCATATCATGATACTCTTCAGAGAGATCAAACCCAATATAATCATGTCCAAGTAGATTAGCAACCAGACCAGTAGTTCCAGAACCACTATATGGGTCAAGAACAACACCAGGTTCTTGCATTACAGCATGAATACATCTTGTAGGGAGTTGAATAGGATATGGAGCAGGATGAGGATTCCTCATCTCAGGACCAAACTTCCATACACTTGTCCACTCAGCACACTTCCTAGGCAATCTAGGATGCTTTGGTCCTTTACATAACCAAAAGATTCTTTCATCAGTTTGAATAAATCTATATCCAGAAATCTCAGGACCACTACCTCTGTTCCATACAATTTCTTCTCTAATGTTCCACTTAGTCTTAGTCAACCATGCCCATGGTGAGATAGCATCACCTTTATAATACCTTACCTTGTGATTATAAAAAAGTGACCCTCCCTCCTTTGTCTTATCAAACAGGATATCTAGCAGTTCAATCTGCTGCTCTTGGTACTCATCCTCAGGAAGAGTGTCATCAAAAGCAGCATATTCAATCTTACGAAACAAACCCCCACCTACACCACATTTGTTGTAAGGAGGGGAAGTTACAGTACAATTAATAGAATTATCTTCAAGACCTTTAGCAAGTTCAATACAGTTGCCAGTCCTCAGGTCAATCATAGTCGTTTCTTGTATAGGTCTATCATAGCAGATCTCTGCCCTGCTGTCAATTCTGTATGCCAGTTACTTTACTGCACCTTGATGAAAGGACCAGCCATGTCTTTCTGAGAAATATTCATTTTAGAGGAAAGGAAGTACGCATGAGCTATTAACTCTGCCATCTTACCTTTTCTTTTAGCATCAATAAACATCTTGATGTATCTAAGATGCCTCAGTTTTGCTCTAATCTTCTGATCCATATTTTTATTTCCTGGTTTTCCTTTATCCATCAGTGCTACTGATTGAATAAATTTATCAGGTGTTAATTTCTTTCCATCAATTGTAAAGTTGCCTAGGTCAAGTGAAATACCACCAGAGTTTTGAATAATCTTCTTGATGTAGGATTTCCAATAAGTAACCTCACTATCATTCAATGCTCTATTCATAGGGATATTATGATTAATATCCTCACCAGAGTATTTTTTAACAAGTTCTGCCATCTTTGGTCCTGGTATAGAACCATTTCTAGCAGTTGCAGTAGTATACTTACCTTTATTATTCAGCACAAGGTCTCTAGGTTCAGTAGCATCTGAAGTCTTACTAGAACCTTTGCTCTCCCATGAATACTTTTTAGCATAAGTTCCTGCCTCAAATCTAGCAGCAAACCTAAGTGAGTTACCAGCAAAGTCAATTTCACCACTTCTAGTAGAAATATCAAATACAGTCTTCATTGGAGTCTCAATACTACCATCCTGAACATCTATCCCATCAGGACCCATAGTCAGATTAGTTTCAGTAATTTTTACATTAGCACCTCTAGTCTTCTGCTTCAATGAGATGGGAAGAAGAATCTTATCCTTCAATGCTTTAGACATCAATGTATTGATAGTACCAACATATACTTCAGGATCCATACCTTCAGTAAGTTCTTTTCTCAATTCCTCAATATATTTTTTAAGAGAGGTCTCTTGAGACCTCTTCACCATGTAGACATCAGCAGTGTTCCAAGAGTCTTTCTTTCCTGTGAATATGTCTTTCTGTGCCCTAGTAAATCCATCCCACACATCATTAATGATTGTTGATGAATCATTAGCAGGGACAGATTTTGTTCTACCATCATAGTGAGCATACAAATATGATCCATCTTTTGTGCCAGGTCTATGGTTAAGATATTCCATAAGAGCATCTGCTCCTGCAAGAATACCCTCTCTCCACTCTCTTGACATGCCAGGATATTCTTTATCCATGGCATCAGTCATCTCAGGACTAGCACCTGGTTCAGTTGATTGACCATTGTTGATAGCTTGATAATAACAGGCAATACTAGCAGCTTCAAATTTAGCTGTATCTGCCATTCACTCAGTCCTCCCAGGAATTTACAATCTCTTCAAATGCTTTGAGTTCTGCTTCAGAGAAAGACACTTCTTCATTATGCTTCACACCTTTCTTCTTATCAGAAAGTGCTTTCTTCATTGACTCCTTCTCATCACCATCACCATCAAAGTCAAGGTAGTCAGGCTTAGAACCTTTCTTCTCTGCTACAAACTCTTCATTCTTGGGTACACAGTTTGGGACCATCTTGCCACCCTTCTTTTTCATCCCAACTTTTTTGTGGGTATCCCAACAAGGATCTTTATCCTCTTTAGCTAGTTGTGCTTTACGCCCTGAAGGATTCTGAATTGCAATTCTACGTTGCATCTGCTTATTGGCACCTGCTTCATCACCTTTTCTAGCTGCCCCCTCTTCTTTATCATAAGCCTTATTAGATTGACGCTCCATCTTCTCTTTAGGAAGAGGTTTGTAACCTTCAATCATTTTAAGAATCCCTGCTTTCACAACAGCAACTTCTTCTGCCACCAAAGCAGAATGATGCCTTTGAATTCTCTTCTCTTGATTATGTCTTACAGACCAAGTTTCCTGAAGTCTCTTAGTTTGTCTATACTTTGCAAAATCTTCAAGTTGATTTGCTTTTGATTGAATGCGAGTGAATGTCTCAGCAAATGCATCAAAGAGTCTGGAGAGTTTAGCATTTCTGCCAGTATTCTCTCCCTCTGCAAGGACTTCAGACAGGATGTCTGCTACCTCTTGAACTTGGATTTCCTCAGTAAAAAGAATTTCACATACTTCTTCAGAGATTTCACGAAGATCATTATCAGTAAGAGATGCAATATTCATTTCACTGACTGGATCTCTTTGTGAGTAATACTCTTCCTTTGCTTCCACACTATGGACAGCACCATATGCTTCCATGAAGTTACTCATTGATGAAGACATTTTCGTTCGCAATTACTATTCCTATTTTTATTTATACTTCTTCTTCTTTTTGTTTTTTCTTATTAAATCCAAAAGGCATATGATCTGGATGATCTTCAAGTCTCATCTTATGAGCAAGAGCACAAACAGACTCCATCACTTTCAGACAATCTTCAGTCTTTGAACCTTCTGGCATATTCCTAAGAATAATATCAAATAGGGGGAAAAACCTATCTGATGCTGCATGAACTTCATCAGTTGTTAGTGGTTTCAGATTCATTTTTCAGTGTCTCCTCAATTTGGTTATCAATGTTTACAATGATATTACGAATATCAATGATTCTTGTTGGGCAACAGGATACATCTGATGTATATCCATTCTGTTCACGAAATAATGCCTGCCTTACAGCAACTGCACTTCTCACATCAAGTTCAAGTTTAATCATACATCTCCTTTTTTACGATTTTCAGAGTGGTGAACATCAAAAGATCCACCAGGATAGCGTTTCTCAAGTTTCTCCACATTCATTTCAATGATCTCATCAATAGTAGTATCAAGACCCATACATGCTTGAGCAACATACCACATGATGTCTCCAAGTTCACGTTTGAGATGAAACAGATTCTCCTCATTTACAGGTTTGCCTTGAAAGACAATCTTTTTTACAATCTCAGTAAACTCTCCTGCCTCAGCAGACATTCCTACAGCAGCAGTAAGCAATCGCTCGGTAGGAAACTCTTGACCTTCAAGTTCTTGGATACGATATACAAAAGCTTGGTGGTCTTTACTTTGTTCTGAAGTGACGCCATCTACAAATTCCAGGTATCTTTGTGTGTCTACAGTCATAAATTTATCAGAATTTGAATCCATCGAATGTCTTCTTTGGTTTTTCATCGTAACTATACTCTTCATCCTTCTTGTTGTCAAGAAGGTCTTCTTGTGCAGACTGTTCACAGTCATACAGTCTCATCTTTGCTCTATCAATACCCACAACAAATCTCTTATTGATATTGATATCGTTGTATCTATTCTTTAATTGCTTGACTAGTATTTGTCCAAGCCCCTCAAGGTCATCAGTTGAAATAAGGGCAAACATAAGATCAGCAGTAGCAGGGAGACCAAAGGACTCACTAGTGTCAGTAAGCTCAACATCACTGCTGCCATAACCAGAGCGAGTGGTCTGCGTGGCAGAAACGATAGGGACGTTTGCCTCGCAAGCCAACCCTCGAAGCTCTTCAGCAATTGCCTTGACAGTAGTATATGAATTGACATTACTTCCTGCGCGATATCTTTCGGAAGCACATATATTGAGGTAATCAATAAAAATAATATCAGGTCTAAATGACTTCTTAAGTGCAAGCTCATTAAGAAGTGACTTAAAGTGTCCTGCATGTGCAGTAGCAGTAGGATATTCCTTAATTATAAGAGAACCTTGAGTTTTCTGCGCAACATTGTTGACTTTAGTTTCAAATATCTGCTTTGGAAGACCTGCAATATCTCCAATAGGAACATTCAAAAGATTAGCATCAATTCTTTCTGCAATTCTTTCCTCAGCCATCTCAGCTGTGATGTATAGTACGTTCTTGCCTTGGAGTAACACACTGCTTGCGACATGACACATAAACAAAGACTTACCAACACCAGTGCCAGCAAGAGCAATATTGAGTGTTTTGTTTGGAAGGCCACCCTTTGTAATTTTGTTGAGGAAGTCCAGGTCGAATGAAATCCTTTCCTCTTTCTTGTTGTATAAGTCGTATCTCTCTTCATAATCCTCTAGATAGTCGTGACCTACATGATTATCAAAAGAAACTGCAAGTGCTTCAGAAAGGATTGAAGGAATTGCATCTGGATTTTTCTTCTCATCACCACCATCAGCAATCTGAATAGACTCCATCAATGCAAGGTAGATAGCACGATCACGACACCACTTTTCAGTAGTATCCATCAACCATTCTATCTCAGCAGGTTCACTATCTAGATGTTCAATGAGAGTGGTTATTTCCTTATAAGAAGTTTCATTAATGTCACTTCTTTTCTCTACTTCAATATTAAGAACTTCTTTTGTAGGAACTCTATTATATTCAGTTACAAAATTACTAATCTCATCATAAAGTGTCTTCTGATTAAAGTCTTGAAAATATTCAGTTTTGATAAAAGGAATTACCTTCCTTAGATATTCTTCATTGTGTAAAAGGTTCTTGAGGACAAGAAACTCAACTCTCTCCATAACTAAATTCCTTTCTAGCGATTTGATCTAATTGTTGCATTACTTCTTCAGTGAAGTATTGTTCTGGATCTTTCAAGATTGCTTTGGCATACACTTTCTTCCCATCCATCTCATAGCGTCCTGCTACATTCTTCCAGAGTCCTCCAATCTCACCAAGTTCAAGAAGACCATAATAGCGATCAAGACCCCTATGATCATAGAATAAACGAACAGTTACATCCTTGTTCTCCTTACTTAAACGCGACTTAGCAGTCTTTGCCTTGATAAGGTTTCCAATGATTTCCGTTCCATCCTTCTCCTTTCTCTTACTGAGATAAATGATTGTAGAGGCGGCATACTTGAGGCCACTGCCTCCTCCCATCTCCTTAGTTGGCACATAAGAACCGATAACATCGTAGGTATGATTGGTAACAATCATTGGTATTTTTGCTTGACCTAGTTTCAAAGTAAGCATTCTAAAAGCACCTTTGACCAACTGTGATTTGGTCATATCCCTGACTTGTTTGTCATTCAGAGCATCTGTAATCTCTTTCTCTGTTGAAAGCATTCCCAAAGAGTCTAACACAAACATGCAAGGTTTGCGATCCTCTTCAGACTTTTTCAAATATATATCTACTGCTTTAAGTGCCTTGACACGAAACTCCTCAATTGTAACAACATTAATAACAATCAACCTATTTAAATCAATGCCACGACTTTCTAGTAGTGACTTATTAACTGCTGCCTCAGTATCAAAATAAAGGCAATATGCATTGGGATTAATATCCAAGAAGTTCTTGACCACTGCGAGTGAAAAGAAAGTCTTTCCAGTAGAACTTTCGCCAGCAATTGCAGTAATTTTATTGCCAGATACGCCACCACTGATAGACCCAGATACAAGAGCGTTAAGAATGAACGAACCTGTGTCCACATATGTTTCAGTGTCATCAATGTCTGATGCAAGTTTTGTGTACTCACCACCAACCTCTTTAATAATCTCTTGTAAAAAATCCATCATCCAAAAAATAATTCTAGGTTTACAACTTTTTCAACATTCCAACCAATAGCATCAAGGATAACCTTTACAGGTTCCAAGAAAGCTTTGCTGAATTGTAGTTCATAGTCTATGTACTTGTCAATACCCATCTCATAGGGGAACTCAGAGATGAATGAAATAACATTCTCTCTAATTGGGTTTTGTTTCTTTAAGTATATAAACTTGATTTTATCACCATTATTGATAAGGGAGTACTTACTAGTTAGACCCCTTTCTTTCAAATAATGATTATATAGAAGAGCTCCTCTCACATGAATAGGGCAACCCCTACCATAAATTGTAGAGTGTGCTTTATGCTTATTCACATCAGAGATTGACCTAGGAAAAGCAATCTGCTCTGGGGGCATATTCCTAAACTTAGTTCTAGCATCATCAATAAAGTCAATCACATCCTCCTCTGTGCCCTCCATCATCAGGTGTAGGGCATCCTTAATCATCTTTCTACATGGAGCAGGTGTAGAGGACTTTACTGCTTCAATTCCCATCATCTTCAGTTTGGGCTCCTCATATCTGACACCCTCACTGTCCCACACATTGAGGATATATCTCTTCTTAGCAGTCCAGATACCACGGTCAGCAATGTTCTCACGCTTCATCTGCATCTTCTGGTCATATGCATTCACATACGTCGCAAGAGTTTGATAAGAGGATTCGATGAACGGTTCCAACTTGTCCTGACAGATCTGGTCAAGTATCCCCACAAGTTTAGCCTTATTGCTGATATGATCACTAAAAAATTTATTAACGAGAGGTCCAAAATTAATATAGATTGAGTCAGTGTCAGATGCAATGACATAATCCACATCTTCTGTTTTTAATAGATTATTTAGGTATGAATTCATACGAATCTCAATCCATCTAATAGATGTCTGCCCAGATAGTGTAATTGCTTCAGCATTTGCTAACTTATAGTATCTAAAATACTGGTTGCCAATGGCACCATAAGCAGAGTTGAGAGCAATCTTTCTACCCATCTGAAAGTTATTGAACTTAGCAACATCCTTAACTGTCTGATCTCTAAGATTCAAGAGTTCTTTATCAGACAATGATGAATAGTCCTTATCTGATGTCAGTATCTCCTTTTCTGCTCCTTCTGCTGCTCCTCCAATTAAAAATCCCATCAGTTCATTTCCTTAACAGTTCCAATAATCCAAGATTTCATACCAAATGGAGTGTCTGCAATAAGTGTTTGAACACATTCTACCACATCTTCTGGGACAATCAAACAAAAACCAATACCAAGATTAAATACATTACGCATCTCTTCCTCAGCAATGTCTCCTGCTTCCTGGATCTTGTTAAAGAGTTCTGGTCTCTCCCAAGCATCATAGTCAACATCAACTATAAGACCTGCTGGAAGGCACCTAGGAAGGTTCTCAGGAATGCCACCTCCAGTGATATGAGCCATGCCTAGGATAGGAACTTCATCCAATAGATGCTGGATTAGACGAGCATAGATGGTAGTTGGTCTCAGAAGTTC